CGTACAGGCTGTATCAGGGTGTCATCTACGGCACTACCCACTGCTTTTACAGGAGCTTTAACTGCATCTGAAACACCTTCTCTGACAGGCTTTGTTACGTCATCTACGGCTTTACCTACTTCACGTACAGGTTGTATTAGAGTGTCATCTACACCCTTACCCGCTTTTCTTATTCCTTTAGCAATAGGTTTAGCAGCATCTTTTACAGGTTCAATGAACTTATCGTCTATACCCTTACCTACGGTACGTAGAACTTTAGCGGCTCTACTTAGAATCTCAGGAGCTTCTATTTTTGGCGTGCCTATCGCGCCACCTTCTTGTATGTACTTTCCTAAACCACTGATTAGTGCGTCACCAACTTCAGCGCCCCCTGCTATTTCTAGTTGAGTTTTGACCAATCCAGCGGTTAGGTCGTCTTGGTTAATGTTATATTTATCAAGGAACTTTTCATTAAACCCTGCTTTGTCTAACGCGCTCCTAGTAAGGTTATCTCCATACAAAGAAATAGCTGCACCAGCAGCATCACCGCTCACAGCTTTGGTAATAAACTTAACGCCCTTTACTGTTTTGTTAAACGTATTGGCGGTATCTGCGGCGGCTTTTGCAGCTTCTGCGAGGCGTGTAACTTCGTTTGCGCTACCCTGTCCTAACATAGCGGCTGTTTCGGCTGCTTTTACTTGTTCTCCCAAACTAGCGGCATTAGCCGACAACCCCTTTGCATAAGCACCTACACCTGCTGTAATACCCGCTGTAGCAAAAGATTTAGCAACATCTTCAAGATCGCCTCCAGTAACGGCAGTTGTTAGTCCAGAAGCAGTGCCGTACGCTAAACCCGTACCGAGAGCACCCGGAGTAGCAGCACCCGCAGCAACACCCGCACCGCCGCCAAACATACCAGAACTAGCTAAGAACCCCCCGCCGTATACAGAAGCTGCAATAATAGCTGCCATCTTGAGTGCGTCTTTTACTGAGCTATCTTTAACTTCTTTGGTGCGAATCTCAGAGAAAGACATTGGGTCGTATAAATACGTAGAGCCATCTTTTGTTTGTCTTACAGGAGTTACATCGTACTTTGCGTATAGTGACTGAAGCATCGGGTCACGTTTATACGCTTCTAATAAAGCATCTTGGTAATCTAACCCTTCAGTTGCCTGTAGGTAGGGTATTTGCTCTTTTAATATGGGCTTAACTAACGACTGAAACTCAGATATTTCTTCTGATGTTGCATTAGAGTGGGTTTCAAAATTACCCCCAAAACTCCCAACGTTTACTTTTTCTTCTGTGGGGGTAATGTCGTAACCATAGTGGTCGCTAAGAACTGCGGATGTATCTTTTGCGCCACCTACTCCAGCGATACTACCGTACGCATTTCTTGTATCTTCTGCTTTAGCAGGTTGTTTAAACCCTGACAGGTATTCAGGTACGTCACTTACGAATGAGCGGTATTCTCCATCTCCAAGATTACGTGTTGGGCTGTAATCTACTTGGCCCCCACCAACACCACCTTCACCACCAATTACGTCTATTGTATTTAACCCCGGAATAGACCCAAAAGCTTTTTCATAGGCGTTGTCGTAGTAATCGTCTACTTCATCTACGTCGTTAATTTTGTTGTAGTCCGCGCCACCAGAAACTATTTTGTCGCGGTAGTCTTGTAGGCCAGAGAACTCAGTGGGGGGCTTAGTAGGTTTTGCAGCAGGTTTTGCAGCACCATAATCTACGCCCGTACCAGCTACGCGGTTATCAGTTACAGCGGGTTTAGGTGCTACAGGTGCGGGTTTAGGTGCTACAGGTGCGGGTTTAGGTGCTACAGGTGCAGGCTTGGGTGCTACAGGAACTATGGGTGCAGGCTTGGGTGCTACAGCTTTGACTGGTGCAGGCTTAGGTGTAACTACTGGAGCAGGCTTAGGCTTGGGTGCTACAGGTACAGGTTTAAAAAATTCAGGCGCTTCTATTTCTGCTCTTGTTCTTCTGGGATTAGGTGCAGGTGCAGGTCTGGGTGTAACTACAGGTGTAGGTTTAGGTACTACAGGTGCAGGCTTAGGCTTGGGTGTGGGTGTGGGAGCAGGAACACTACCAATACCCGAATTATACTTAGCTATACGCTTTTGTAATTCGGCAGGGCTTATTCCTAACCCACCTACCCCTATGTTCCCTAATCCTATATTCACTACGACACCTCTAATACACTGGCGACCACATGGAGCCTATTAGCAGTTGCTGCGGTTACTTTAATTATTTCAGATTCTTCCAGCACTATAGGAGAAGTAAGTAACTCCACAGTACCATTAGCGCCTACTGCACTAACCTTAAATAAACTAAACACGGCAGCGGCGGCGTTGGTCAACGTCACTGTTATAGTATCAGCGTTACCTGAATCTTCGGACACAAGTAGTGACTTTATAATAGCTGTTTTAGCTGAAGGACATGTATACAGCGTGGTAGCGTCGGTAGTGGTTAAATCCACTTTTGCATTTTTATATTCGTTAGCCAAGGAACCATACCTGCGCTTGAGTTTCTGGGGATACCACTGCTTTTCTTAGCCCGTCATCTAATTGATTAAAGTATATACGCAGTACGTTATTAAACTGCTCAAAAGACTGCGAATTATATTCTTTTGGTGGGTCAGGCAGTCTAGGGGAAACAAAGTTTATATCTTCTGCCATTATCGTCTACCATCTGGGCGTATATCTAGTCTAGGGGCACCTAACTGCCAAGTAACTCCCACATCCCCAGACTCTAGCTTTATAGATAACTGTCTACCACGTACTCTGGTGTATATCTGATCTGTAAACTCCTCAACAGGAACTACGGCACTGCGTGCAACTGCGGCACCGTTAACCCCACCTTGAGATCGTGGGGTATTATACCCAGACCCAGATGACTGCAACGGTAACAACTCCATAGTCAGGCTAGGGTTAGTAGCTGTAGACCCATCAAATGTAACGTCTGGCAGTATTCGACGTATAAACGAGAAGCTGTTTCCGTCTTGTATATCGAACTGTGCGGACGTTATATAAGACGTTAAGGCAGTGTTAGTACCATCTACATTATCGTCTACGCCATCTTCGTGTGTAACAATGTTATTACTGTACGTAGCAGCAATAGGGTAGTCACGAGTGCCAGAATCCAACCATGCGCTACGCGCTAACGTACCAAAATACCACACATCTAGTACGTGATTATAGACTACATATCTATCTACGGTGTTAGAGTCAGCGGAGCAGTAAAACCACCAGATCTCGTCGAACCCTTCGTTAGTACCGGCAAATACTTGTTCTGCTTGCGTAGAGTTAAAGTCGTTAAACACGTAGCGTTTTAAGTCACAGCGTAAGTTCTTAACCCTACCATCGTACATATAGAAAGAGTCACGCCCCATCCAGTAAGCTATACCATCTGAGTAAGCGGTTGAGTTCTGAGAGGCAATAGATATGTTTTCCCCTAATAATTGAGAACCCCAAACCAACGTACCTGCTAAATACTGTAACGAGTACATGGCGGTATCAGTCCATACCAGAATTTCTTGGCGAGACTGTAAAGCAGTTACTATTTTAGAGCCTTTGGACAGCTTTAGATCACCTGCTTGATTAGTTGCGGTAGGTGTCCAGTCCACCACGCTTGCTTGATCTGACCATCTGATAAGTAATGGATCTTGTACGGCGCTACCGATTGTATTAGCACCAAAACAGAAAACAAACCGGCTAATATCTGACACAAGAATAGAGTTTTGTATCGTAGGTACGTTCGACGCACCAGCAAGTGTAGATACTTCCACCCCACGTACGTCATACGGGTTTACGTTAGAAGCATCCCAATAGTATATACCGCCCCCACTAGGGCCAAATATAAGGTCTTCTCCAAAATTAAATTGGCTCCACAAACGTAAAGAGTCTGTAGATGTTTCTTCCCCACTACCCCATGCACCATCACCCCAAAGACCAGCCCCCCAACCCACTAGAGGTACTTCAACTTCTGGGCCGACATTTATCTGGTATATAGCCGTTACCGACCCACCACCTGTAGCAGAGGAACTAGCGGCTGTAGCAGATTCTATGGTGTAGTAAGTATTGTTTGCTATCCTAGTTAGTTGAAATTCACCGTTTAGGGTTAGTCCGCCAACAGCAGAGGCTCCGCTAAACGTAACAAAATCACCGTCTATATACCCTAGGTTAGTATCGGTTACAGTGACCGTAGTAGAGCCGGATACGGTAGTAAATGGGTTGGTTAGAGATACGCCTGATGGAGTGCGTTCTGGGGTTATATCGTAGTACAGCCCACCTTTCTCTAGGTAGAACTTGAGGTTCGTGCCTACACCTAACAACTTTTGATTAGACAGCGTGACCCAATTGTGTAAAGACCTACACAAACCAAGAAACGTAGAGCTAGATAACGGTTGCCACCCACCTATCTTTTCAGGTAACCCACCACGAAACCTGACTTTGTCGCAGTCATACCAACCTTCTTCGGCAGCGTACCGAGTAGTTTCACGGTTTACTCCGGGTTTAAATAACAGCTTCTGGAGCGGCATTAGCGGTATTCACCTGTACGGATCATCTCAGTTACCTCTATGGCACGGTTGCCTACTTGTTGGCTCCACTTACTGTCCATGAATTCGTCAGCGGCAACGTCAAATTGCTCACGGGACATAGCCTCTAAGGCTTTAACAAAACCACGTAGTCGAGTCTGGCCCAGATTAAACGAAATATCAATTAAGGCATCTTGTCGTGCCTCGTTCATTGCAGGGAACCAAAAGTATGAATCCGTTAACTCTTCTCGCACGCGCTTGATGTCGTTGTTTAACAGGTAGTCAATCTCATCATCAGACAGGCCAAGACCAGACTCGCTAATGTTTCTGCCTACCGCAATTGTTTCATACCCAGCAGAGCACATATAAACCTTAGATCGCACACCTTCGTGGCGTTTAAGCATACTAATTAAATCGCTCATTACTTCTCCCTAGCTACGGAGTTGACCTTCTCGTAGCTTCTCATTGCGCCCAAACCGAGCATTCCCATCATAACGGGAACAAGCAGCGTTGTATCTATTTCGGGTAGGTCTACCCAGATGCCAAGAATGTTGGCAATAATCGTATTGTAGAGTAAGCCCAGCGAACACACCCACCCGATACTCGGTCGCCAGCCAGCAACAAATAACGACTTATGTGCAGCTTCGGTCTTGTTTACGTCTAGCTGACCCTTCATAAGTTCTTGGGCGTGTCGTTCTGACATCGTAGCAATCTCATGGGCCAAGGCGTTTTTCTGATCCTTGTCCTCAATAAACTTATCAAGTAGCCCTGTAACCGGCCCTACTAGTGATGCGACGATACTCATAGTCTAGTCCCAAGTTTTCATGTTAGACCGTATCTTTTTAGGGATACAGTAAGCACTTATGTTGTTTTGGTTACGCTGTTGTTTGCCTACCGTAACCGCGCCGGATTCGACGTAATACGCAAACTGATTGCAGCGAGTCACATCTCTAAAATAAAACTCTTCTTTTAAAGGTTCGCCGTCTACGATGACAATTAGCAAAAACGCCATAATCATCTGTTCATTAACCAAGCCAATAACCCGCCAACAGTGGCTGGAACCAGCACTAGAACAACCATAAAGACTAAAGCGTACTGTGTCATTTGCGCTCTAAACTTTCGTTTAGCAACTATAGCCCTAGCCAACTCATCTTGTTTGGCCTTCCTCGCATTTGCCATCTCTTGCATACATTGCTGATACAAGTGTCCGTTACCGCTGATGGTGAATATATCTTTCACCTCTTGCATGGTATCTGCAATTTGCTTGCGAGCTAGTGCTGCTTTGATGGCATCAGCTTCAGACAACTTGCCTGTGTTCTGCGCCCTAGCTAACTCGACTTCAGCCCCGCCAAGTTTACCAAGAAAGGTTCCTATGGTGCTTAAATCGTCCGCTGTCCCTGCTACTTGTTTGATCGCGTTTGAAGCCATATTGACCCCAGCCACTATCGCGGAGATTTCTGCAATCATTTTCTACCTCATAGATAGCAATATCGGCACTAAAACCGACCCTAAAACAAGAATGTAAATACCGTAGATTAGGTGTTCGATCCTGTCGAACCTCTTAGACCCAGACTCCAGACGCTTTTCAATGTTTTCATATCGGATCGCGCATTCTCTTTCGTGTGCGCCAATCTCAGCTAGAGCATCCTTTACCGTAGGGCGCGTTGCCGCCATTATTCCTTGGCCTTACCGATGTTTAAAGCTAGAGCTTCAACTACGGGGTATATCCATTTGGCAAAGAAGGCATCATCTTTGGGTGTAGGTGTAGCAGCACAAATTGCACTGGCTATTACCGACAACGTAGTCAGAGTCGTTACAACTTCTATTAGTTCCATTAGTTTACAAC